AGACCTTCTCCCTCCAGACCAAGGCTAACTAAATGTTAGCATCTTCTATAGAAGCCATCAAGATCAGAACAAATAAGAATCTAGATCCAGAATCAGTTGCTTATTCTGATATGATGGAAGTTTGTGATAGATGCGAAAAACTTGACCAAGCCAACTTCTTATTGAAATCTAAGTTACTTGACCTAGAATCCTCTATACCAGAAGAACAAAGGCTGGAATCTATCATCGCTACTAAGATGGAGATTCTAGCTTTGTCTGATGGTAAGGAATATTTTGAGGCAACAAACTCCTCAACAGGTGCAACCTGGGTACTTAGTATATCTAAGAAGTTTGGCAAGACTCCGCATCAACTGTATTTAGATGCTAAAACTAGCTTAAAAAAAGCTGAAACAACTATAAAGAATCTGAATAATGAAAATAGGAATCTAATTTCTAAATTAGAATTGAAAGATAACCAAATCGAAGCACTGAAATACCTTAAACTGGATTTCAGTAGCGATGAAGCTATTGTAAAAACTAAGGGAGAGTTAGAGCAACTGATTGCATTTGTTGATGCAAGAATTAAAAATTTTAATAACATCATGCACAGAAGTGAATTTGCCAAATTGCATGATTCTATTAAAAAATCATATTATGAATCATGGGAGAGGGCAGCTATTAACAATAGCCGATACCAAGCCTGCTTAAAAGAAGTGCATAAGTTAAAAGCGATTATTCATAATAAAAAATATCCAAATCCATTTTCAAGGATATATAAGAGGACTAGCAACCGGAATCCGTAAGGATATCCGGTAATTGTTTATTCGTTGAAACTATTTTTAAAAACTATTAAAGGAGATTATCATGGCAACTAAGAATCTATTCGCAAGCAAGAAGTCTGGTAAACTAACCAATTCAACCAAAGGTGTTAAGGCAACAAACACTTTCAATAAGGCTGGTGGTCAAGCATATGCACTATCAGATGCTGCCGCATTAGCACAGTATGCTATGACAGGTTGTTTCAACAGCACCTTCTATACTACTGATAGGGATCAGCTTAATAGAACTCTTGAATTAGCAAACAAGTGTGACCCAAAATTTGTTGCTAAGCTAGCAGTGTATTCTAGGCAGCAAGGCTTGATGAAGGATATGCCAGCAGTCCTAGCGGCTGTTGTTGCAAGCAATGCTCCAGAGCTATTGCCTGTAATATTCTCTCGCGTTGTCGATAACCCAAAGATGCTTCGTACTTTCGTTCAGGTTATGCGTTCTGGCGTAACTGGTCGTAAGTCTCTTGGAACTCGTCCAAAGAAACTAATTCAGCAATTCTTAGAGAATTTGTCTGATGATCAACTATTCAAGGCTGATATTGGGAATGATCCTTCTCTAAAGGATATTATCAAGCTGGTTCACCCAAAGCCAGTTCGTCAAGAGCGTTCAGCGCTTTATGCTTACCTATTAGATAAGGAGCCTGTAAATGCAGACCTATCTCCACTGGTTAGGCAGTTTGAGTCTTTCAAGAAGGATCTATCAGGAGAAATTCCAGACGTTCCATTCCAGTTACTAACCGCATTACCTCTAACTGATAAGCACTGGAAAAAGATTGCTGAAAATGCAACTTGGACCCAAACCAGGATGAATCTAAATGCGTTTGCTCGTCATAACGTATTCAATGATAGTAATCTTATTCAGGTAGTAGCCGATAAGTTAAAGAATAAGGAGCAAGTTAAAAGGGCTAAGGTATTCCCATATCAGCTATTCTCTGCTCTCATCAATGTAAATGAGACGGTACCTACCAAGGTAACGAATGCATTACAGGATGCAGCAGAGCACGCCCTTGATAACGTACCAGAGTTTAAAGGTAAAGTCTATGTAATGGTAGATACTTCTGGTTCAATGAGTAACCCTGTAACTGGTGATCGTGGGTCAGCTACCACAAAAATGCGTTGTATTGATGTTGCAGCCTTGGTTGCAGCATCTATTCTTCGCAAGAATCCAGATGCAGAGATTGTTCCTTTCGATACTAAGGTTCATACACATAAGTTGAATCCTCGTGCTTCAATTATGAACAATGCTAAAACATTGGCTGGTTTCTGTGGTGGAGGAACTGATTGTTCAATTGCTCTAGGGCATTTGAATAAGAAGAATGCAACTGGTGATCTTGTTATTTACGTAAGTGATAATGAGTCATGGGTTGATTCTGGTCATTATCGTTCTACGGCGACGATGACGGAATGGCAGAAGTTTAAGGGTCGTAACCCTACAGCAAAGCTCGTTTGTATTGACGTTACTCCAAACGAAACTACACAAGCAAATACGAGTAAGGATATTCTCAATATTGGCGGATTCAGTGATCAGGTCTTCGAAGTAGCAGCAAGGTTTGCTGAGAATGGAAATGATAAGGATATGTGGATTGAGACTATTGAGGCTGTGCAACTGTAATACATAGTCGGCATATCAGAAATGGTATGTCGATTACCATTAAACCATAAGAAAGAGTATAGTTATGCCAGTTATTCCTTGGACCGAGATTGAAGGGCTTCAAAACATTCGCAAGTTCGTTGGAGTTTACCCTGAAAACCTAAAAGGTAACCCTGTTGTTACCTATAAGGGCAAGGTAAAGCTTCATGGAACGAATGCTGGTATTCAGATCCATTCTGATGGAACTGTTATTGCTCAAAGCCGTACTACGGAACTAGTCGCTGGAAGTGATAATGCTGGTTTTGCTGCTTGGGTTAATTCTAATCTTGATAAATGGAAAATACTAGCTGCTCCTGATGCAACAATTGTTGTATTCGGTGAGTGGTGTGGACCTGGTGTTCAAAAGGGAGTATCTATTAGCGAAATTGGTAAGAAGGTATTCGCTGTATTTGCTATGAAATATATCAAAAGCGATGGCGAACAACTTGCAACCAGCCCATTGTTTCTTGCAACAATGGTTCAGGGTATTCCAGATACTTATGTTCTTCCTTGGCATGATGAGGTAATAATTGATTATTCAAAACCAGATGCTGAATTGAAGGCTGTAGTGGATACTATTAATGCAACTGTCAATGCTGTAGAGGAGAATGATCCTTGGGTGCATGAGACTTTTGGTGTCAAGGGAACTGGAGAAGGGATTGTATATTATCCAGTATCAGCAGAACATCTTGGTTGGGAGAATTTCAAGAATCTAGTATTCAAGACGAAAGGCGAGAAGCATAGGGTAGTTAAAGCGGCTGCGCCTGTTCAGCTTAATGCTGAAGTTGCTTCTAGTATTGAAGAGTTTGTTACTATGTTTGTAACTGAACCTCGTCTGAATCAAGGTGTTTCAGCCGTATCGGAAGATGGTAAAACTAGTAATAGATTGATTGGCAAATTCATTAATTGGGTTGTCGTAGATGTGAAGAAAGAGTCTGTTGATGAGCTTGAGGCAAGCAAACTTGAATTTAGCCAAGTCAGCAAACCTGTTGCAGAGAAAGCTCGTGAATGGTATCTCGCAAAGATTAAAAATGCATAAGTCAGTTGGGTCTCTTGTATATTCAGAAAATCCATATAAGCTAATAGTTAGTGTGGATGATGAAATAGCAAGATATTATAGATCTTTTATCCCCAAATATTATAAAGTACAGAAACCGCTATACCCTGCTCATATTTCTACAGTTAGGAATGAGCAGCCCCTTAATCTATCTGTTTGGGGTAAGTATCATAATCAGCCTATTGAATTTGATTATGAAAATTACATATATAATGGTGAAGTTTATTATTGGCTTAATGTTTATTCTGATGGACTGGAAGAGATTAGAATTGAACTTGGACTACCAAATACTAGCCAATATACTAGGTCACCTGATAATAGACATAGATTTCACTGCACCATTGGGAACGTTAAGCATTTACTTTAGGAGATAATTATGCAATTTTTATTCAAATCAACATCTGGCGATTCATATTCAAAGCAAGCTAAAAGCTGCGGTATAGAAACATATGAAGAAGATATTGGCGGAGAACTATATTGTATCATTAAGGTAGATACTATGGCTAAATTAATAGCCTTAACTGAAGCTATTAGATCTGAACTTATCATTTCAAATCCAAAAAGATTTCACTATGACAATGGCGAAGCTGAAGATTTTTGTGTAATTGAGGTTTATGATGAATACAGAGAATGATATAGAAAAAGAAGATTTCGAAGTTTGTGATAAGCAAACTGAAGGTTGGTTTGAAGGAACCTACTATGCTTCATATGAAGATTTGTTTGCCATATTAGGAGAGCCTAGTAAAGGTGATAGTTATAAAGTCTCTACAGAGTGGATTATTAGAGATAACAATAATGGGGATGTATGGTCTTTATATGATTATAAAGAAACTAATCGATATGATTTATCCCTTCCATCAGTAGAATCCTTTAGAAAAAAATCAAGTCATGGTTGGCATATCGGTGGAACCAGCAGCAGATTTCAAGATCTTATTGCTTGGTTAAATAGCAAAATTAACGAGCTGAATAAATAATATGTTAATCTATAAGATAGAAAGTTTTGATGGTAGAGTTTATATAGGTCAGACAACTGGTACTTTACATAAAAGGATTTTATATTATAGAGGTGATGTTAGCAAATATTTAAGAGGAAAATTTACAACACGATCAAAAATAATTGCTGCACTCGCAAAATATGAAATGCCTAATTTTAGATTTTTTATAATTGACAAAGCATACAGCCAAAAAGAATTAGATCTAAAAGAAAAATTTTGGATAAGTATGTATAATTCAACGATTCAAGGAATTGGTTTTAATATCCAACTTGGAGGATTTGGAGTAAGCAAACATTCTGAAAATACTAAACTAATTATATCAAAAAAATCTAAAGGAAAAGTACCTTATAATAAAGGAATTCCAAGTAAAATTAAAGGTGAAAAAGTTTCTAACGCAATATTTACACAAATTCAAGCAGATCAAATAAGAGAAGAGTTTAAAATAATTGGCTGTGCTTTAAAAATTGCAAGAAAGTACAACGTTTCAAAGACAAATGTTTTGAATATTATTCATAATAGAACGTATGTAAATGATAATTACGTTTACAACAAGCCTATACAGAAATGGTATGTATATATAATTAAATCTTTGAAAGATAATACATTATATACTGGAATTACAGTAGATGTTGAAGCAAGGCTTAAAACACATAATGAATCCCGTGGCGCGCGTTACACGCAAGGGAGAACTCCATTCATTTTGATCAGATCATTTGTTGTGCCAGATAAGTCTTCAGCATTGAAGATGGAATATAAGATTAAACAAATGTCTAAAGAAGACAAATTGAAATATGATGGATCGTAAATGACAAAATCTAAAGACGTAAACATTTTTTTAGAGTGGATTGAAATTTGCCAAAAGCATGGTAGAGATGTAATGAGCGATTATACATCATTAATGACAATATCTAAAGACATAAACATTTTTTTAAAGTGGATTGAAATTTGCCAAAAGCATGGTAGAGATGTAATGAGCGATTATACATCATTGAGAATAAACTCACATAAATCAGCACTATTAGAAAGAATGCTTTCCGGATTAGATCCATTACCTAACCCTCCTCCATTAAGCTTCTCCTATCCATGGTACACTTTAATAGAAGATGGTATTGATTATCCATTGGAAGTATTCAAACCTTCTGCACAATTTACAGAATATTTTAAACATCCAATGTTAGTGATCAATCAATCTTTTTGGCGTATTGTTAAAGAGATAGGTCCAGATGAATGGGAAGTAACTTATACTTATAATGAATCAGATAAAAAAGTTACTGCACCAGATACGTGGATTGTCAAATGTGTCGGTATTCGAAATGAAGGTGGCGATAGTCCATTTGATAAATTTTGGGAAATAAAAATCGTCACATCACCAGTGATGCCCTAGTTATATCTAGGTTAGATATTCGGAGACAATAAATGAAAACAAATTTTACATCAATTAATGTACTTATTGACGCTAGCGGTTCGATGGATCATCTAGCAACTGATACTATTGAAGGATTTAACGCCTTCTTAAAAACTCAAAAAGAGGTTCCAGGTGACGCTGTATTAAGTTTATGGACTTTTGATAATAATCGTAAGGTTGTTCATGAGTTTATGAATTTACATGATGTGCCTGATTTGAATAAAGAGACATACCAAATTGGTGGAACAACTGCATTATTAGATGCTATTGGAACATCAATGAATGATATTGGCGCTAAGCTAGAGTCTATGTCTGAAGAAGATCGTCCTTCAAAAGTAATCTTTTTGATTATCACAGATGCTCATGCAAATGATAGTCAAAAATTCCATAAAGCTCAAGTTAAAGATATGGTAAAGCACCAAACTGAGAAGTATAATTGGGATTTCGTATTTATATTTATGGGGGCTAATATAGATTCAATTGCTGAAGCAGATGCAATTGGTGTTACAAAAGGTAATACAATAAACTATTCAGCAACATCAGTTGGTACGAAAGCTATTTATTCAGATATCGGTGAGTCAATGACTCGTTATCGTTTGAATTCAAATACCGAGAGTTTCTTTAGCCCAGATAATGGTGGTAAGTGAAGAAGTGGCAAGATCCTAGTCTAACTCTAGGTGAAAGATGTGTTGCATTTGGTGAAAATGAATTAGCAAATGGTGTGGCTGAGGATCGTAAAGGTTCTTATACTTCACCTAGACTTAGAGAGTATTTTGCCATTTGCACTAGAATTATTAACGGTAAAGAAGTTAATTTAAACTTCAAAGCTGGTAATTGGTGCTCTGCTGGTGTATCTTTCTCATTGTATGAGAGCTTACTTCCAGGCGAGACTAAACCTCATGGCTATCGATTGGGAGTAGTAGAAGTTGTCGCAGACTGCCAAAAAGCCGGTCTGTGGCACTCTACCGCCGACGTAAAGGCTGGAAAATATTCTATTAGGAAGGGTGATATAATCATTTTTGATAGAAGCACGCCAGGTAAGCCAGAGACTGCATGGTATCGTCATATAGGCAGAGTTCAGGAAGTTGGAGCCAATGGTTCTTTCAAATGTATTAGTGGTAACAGTGGTGGTCAATGGCGAATTAGCAATCATACACTAAACCAAGCTAATTTATTAGGTTTCTGCGCCTACCCATCCGATGCTCCGCGCAGCACACCGATGACACCAACTGATTGGTCAAACATAGATATTTTATCATTGAATCCTAATGAAGATACAGGTAAAGATTTAGAGGTAGACAATTTCTTTTCACTATATAGTGATTTGTTTGGTAAGAAGAGCTGATTGGGAAGTGCGAAGCAGGTAAAAAGTCCTGCTGTTTGGTTGGCGTCTTTTTAGTAAAATGAAGGCGCCGGTCAAAAAAATAAAATGACGGTGTGGTTGACAGGGTGCGATGCGGTGTTATATTGGTTGGCGTCGAGGGAAGGAAACTACGGAGTCTGAAAGATGATTATTTTAAATGATTTCGTGGGGTTGACAGTGGACGCAGTGAAGGTTAAGATGAAGGAAGACGGTTGGGTAGTAGAAAAGATTGTGTTCTACGGTCGTTCTTGTAGAACTGAAGTTGGTTTAGTCGTCTTGAATCGGACTAAAACTAGTTTAGTAAAAACTGTACACCTTCATGTGCAGTCAAATAAAGTAACGAAAGTCGAATATAATGATTTTTAATTTAAAAGATTTGGTGGGGTTGATGGAGGAAGAAGTGGTGGCTAAGATTTAAAAGGCTGGTTTAACAGTTCATGTTCATTTCTCGAAATGAAGAGAATTTCGCTTCAACCTGTGTTGTTAGAATGAATCGTTGTAATATCAACATCGAAAATAATTTGGTAGTAAGTGCAATTTTAGGTTAAACATCTGCATAACGTGATATAGATAATACGAATTCGTATTATGATTATGGGGTGGTAGCTCAATTACTAGAGCGTCAGTGTGAATAGCTGGAATATCCTGGTGTAATTCCAGGCTGTCCCACCAAGTAAACATATAGCTTAAATGTAAAGTGCCATTGTAGAATGGAGATATGCTAACGAAAGGCAAGATGTTTACTTAGTTATAGGAAAGTAGCTCAGAGAAAGAGCACGAGTTAAATCGTAGTCGTTGGTTTAAGTCCCACCTTTCCTACCAAACCGAATGCAGATAGGATTACATCGTATAAAATAATAGTCTTATCAATTATCGTCGGTTAAATGCGGAGCATTAGATGGAAAGGTACCATCAGCAGATTGTAACCCTGCCGCCTTCGGGCTAGTTGTTCGACTCAACTGCGCCGCACCATATACTAAATGCCAGACTGGTTTACATTGCCAAATATAATCAACCAGTCAAATTTTTGTTAGTATATATGGGGAAATAGCTCAATTCTACGAGCCTCACTCGTTGAGAGTGAAGATGTTGGTGTAAATCCAACTTTCCCTACCAATTGAAAGTAGTAATACTTTGATGTTTGACATAAGAATAGATAGTAATCGGTGATTAGCACAGCCTGGTAGTGCGTTCGGTTTGGGTCCGAAAGGTCAGAAGTTCGAATCTTCTATCACCGACCATAGATATCCTATTCCAATAGGATTGTTATATGATAACTTAATACCTTTATATCAGAATTGTAGTATAAATTCTATTCTATAGTTCTGACCTATTCGCTTAGTATCGAAGTAAAATACTGCTATGAGGCATTTATCTGAACCTCATTAAAAACAGAGAGCCAATGGGGACTTAGTATAGAAGGAATTACATCTCGCTTGCACCGAGAAAAAAAGGGAGCGTTACCCTTAGTCTCCACCAATGGAAAAAGAAGTATTTTCAAAAAAT